CGTACCAGCGCCCGCTGGAGGGGTAATATAGGGGGATCGTTCGGGTCTTCTGTGACGGTTGCGCGAAGCGTACCGGGACCTGTACGCAGCGCATGCAGACTGCGCTTTTTGGTGAGGCATACACACCAGAATGCGCTTTTCCGTAAAATGCGCTTTTCCTTACCTGGGCAAACGTGGCGCTGCCTCACGGAAAAGCGCATTCTGTTACCTGCGCCTCACGGAAAAGCGCACTCTGCGCCACATGTGCCAGTGGTGCCTTGTGGTGCCGCTAGCTGCGGCTTTTGCCACGAGATGTGCCAGTGGTGCGCTGTAATGTCATGTCTTGGGACGCGGCTGGGACTCGCGGCGGAGTCTGTAGCTGCCATCTTCACGGCTCATACATAATTAGATATTTTCTCGACTCTTGCTTGACTTGCTATCAACTAATGATATTATATTAATTGCCAGCGGGGAGAGGCCCCGCGAGATGAGAGGAGCGAGAGATGAGCGAGTACGAGACGGTAGAGAAAGTCACCGTCAATCTAGACGGGCACAAGGTGGAGACGATGAAGAGGCGCTGGATGGAGCCGGAGGAGGTCCTCTCCAAGAGTGACCCGGCGAAGGACTGGAAGCGCATAGCAGTCTTGGTAGACCGCTACAGGATCAAGAAGATCGGAGGCGGGCAGATACAGCTTGCCTACAAGACCATATCGACTGAGACTATCGCCGAGGTCAAAGCCGCGAAGCAGGATATTTTGACTTACCTAGGGATTGCGGATGCGATCTCCGAGGCGAAGGTCGATCGCATGATGGCAAATGTTGAGATTGACAAAAAGGAGCTTCAGAAAAAAAGAATGATGTATGCAGCCGGATTTTAGAGTAGCAGATAAGCGCAGCTGAGCAAATATGAGGCGGAGGGGAAGGACTCCCTCCGCCGGAAGGGGGAGAAAAATGAGGAAGATCCTGAAAGGAAAAGTATACGACACCGACACCGCGACAAATGTTGGAGATTGGGGAAATGGCCACTACACCTCAGACTTCGACTACTGCGGGGAGACACTCTACCGCAAGAGGACGGGGGAGTACTTCGTCCATGGCGAGGGTGGCGCCAGGTCGAAGTACGCTCAGCCAGACTTCGGCGGGTGGAGTGGCGGCAGCGCGATCGTGCCGCTCTCCTATGACGCTGCCCGCGAGTGGGCTGAGGAGCATCTGAGCACAGATGCCTACGAGGCCGAGTTCGGTACTCCCGAGGAGGGCGAGGCCGTGGTGTCGGCGAGGGTGAGCCTCGCGGCAAAGCGCGCGCTCGAGCGCGAGGCTGTGAGGACTGGCGAGCCCCAATCCCGGGTGGTCGAGAGACTACTCGAAAACCTGAGCAAATAGACGGATCGGGGGGCGGGATAATCCCGCCCCCAATATATGTATTGCTCATGAAGAGCATGGGCAAGCCTTGCTATAGTCGGGTAACCCGACTATATTAATAGTTGCCGGGAGGGAAGCACAAGGCAGGCCCTCCACCCAAGAAAGGGGAGACACCATGGCGAGCAAGGTCACCTACAATCAAGCGGGCTATGTGGGAAGCTCTATGAGCAGAAGAGCTGCGGCGGCCTACGAGGCCGGCGAGATGCCCAAAAGCAGGTGGACCAAGAAGGCGATGGTCTCCGCCATCGCGGAGTGGTGCGATGACAACGACCGCACTCTCGACGACGAGGTCGTCTCAATGAGGCGCGACGCCATCCTCGAGCGCTTCTTCAAAGTCACCTCGTGGCATCACACCGGAAGGTTCGCGGCCGCCACCGACTTCTACGGAATCGACGAGTCCGCCCTCCTCGCGGCGACCAGGCGCATCGACGAGCGCGACCTTGAGTCACGAGCGGCGGAGAGGGAGACCGAGAGGGCCGGGCGCGAGGCGGAGAGGGAGGCCGAGGGCGCGGCCGAAGACGAGGCCTGGAAGGCGCTCGGGCAGACTGGGGAGTACATCGCGGCCCGCAACCCCGCGTTTACGCATAAGTCCTCCATCATCATGACGATGGCCGCGCAGGAGGCGTTGCACCCCGAGCGCTTTGTGACGAGGGTCGCAAAGAGCGGGCGCGTGATGCTCAAGGACAGGGCGTCCGGAGTCGAGGTCGCCATCGAGCAGGCCTACACATACAAGGCAAGGAGGTAACGATGGGGAGGAGCAAGGCCGAGTTTCGGGCCATGCGAGATACGGTCGGGATGCGTCAGCAGGACCTTGCGCGGGAGATGGGCGTCGCAGTGCGAAGCGTGGAAAGGTGGGAGAGCCCGGCCTACCCCGGCTACCGCGCCCCGGCGGACGCATGGGCGATCCTTGACGAGGCCGCCGAGGACCAGGCGACGGCAGTTGCCTCGGCCCTGGAGGGCGCGGAGGAGATCGTCGAGGGGGTCGGCAGACCTCCCCGTGAGTTCGTCGTGCCGTATTGGTCAAGTCAGGCGGACTATGACGAGCATCACTGCGAGGGTGACGGGGGCGACTGGCGCCGCGCCAACGCCAACGCGAGGCTCGTTGCGTTCGCCCTGCGCGAGCGCGGACTCGCGGTGCGCTTCGTTGACGGCGGTGAGAACATGGTTCCGAGAGGATAGCCCCCGCGAGAGACGAAAAAAGGCCCCCACCTCCCGCAGGAGATGGGGGCCACTTTGTGTACCATCGGTCTGATTTTGCGTACGGTGGTCGAATTTTGTGCGCGGACGGACGATTTTCACCTACAGGCGGTCGTTGAGGTAGCTCTGGAGCGCCAGGCATGAGTCGTGGCCTATGTAGCCGTCGTCGCCGGACGGGCCCACGTCGTAGCCCTCGCCCATGAGGTGGCGCTGGAGGGCCTGCGTGGTGTCGGGGCCGGCGAACCCGTCGTCGTCCACGTCGACGGCCCGCTGCATGGCCGCGATGGTAAGGGACCCCTCGGCGGGCGAGCGCCACTCGATGCCCCCTGAGTCGCTCGGCCAGAGCGGCCTCACGGCGAGGGGCTGCGAGCTGATGACGCGGTCGCCGAAGTCCTGTCCACAGAAGACCAGCTGCATGGCGCGGGCGGTCCTGGGGCCGAGGTCCCCGTCCACGTCTATGGACGTGCCCCCGGCGTCAGGCCCGGTGCCGTAGCGCAGGTAGCAGTCCCAGGGGTAGTCCCTGTACGGGGAGCGGTTGGTCTCGCGGCCGTCCTGGTCGCCGGGCTCGCCGCCCCTGACCCTGTGGCCCTCCTCGCCGCGCGACGCCTGGATCATGGTGCCGTCGCCGCAGCTGATGGCCGTGTGGTGCCCGTCGTTGAGCAGGATGTCCCCGAGCTGGGGGTTGCCGTCGTTGGGCACCACCTCCCAGCCATGCGCACATAGCTCCTCGCGCATGTTGCCCGTCCAGCTGGCGTCCCCCACGTCGAACCCGTGCTTGCGCAGGAGGCCAACGACGAATGAGGAGCAATCCACCTCCGTCCCCGTCTGGTAGCCGGATTCGACCCAGCTGTCTCGGTCGCCCTGGTCGTAGCCGAGGTTACCGTGCTCGACCCACCAGACGCCGTCCTCCACCATCTCGCGCAGCCGTCGGCCGACGGACTCTGAGGACTCGGCCATGCGCGCCCAGTCCGCGCGCGTGAGGTCGCTCACGTTGCGGTCTGTTGACTCATGCCCGCTCGTGAACTGCCAGACGGCGTAGCCGTCCCAGGGGTCGGTGTCCCAGGCGAAGCCGGGGACGTCCCATGTGGCGTCATCTGAGCGATATCCCGCCACCCAGAGCGGGCAGTCCGGGTGGCAGCTCGCAACCTGCCAGATGGCGGAGGCCTGCACGTAGACCATCGGCCAGGTGCCCGTCATCCCGTGGTAGGCGTCCGCGAATCGGCGAACCCAGTCGGTGTCCTCCCAGGAGGGGTTCCTGGCCTGCGCGCCGATCATGGCCTCCCAGTCCACGCAGGGGACCGCGAGGCCGACGTAGTCCGCGACCACCCCGAGGAAGTGGCGCGCCTCGGCCTCGGGGTCGCCCCCGCCGGCGTAGTGGTAGGCTCCCACGAGCTTCCCGTCGCCGATGGCGCGGTCGATCGCCTCGCGGAAGTGCGGGTTCACGTACCCCGTCCCCTGCGTGGCCTTTACGATGACGAAGTCGCTCTCGCGGTAGCACCCCTCCGTCGAGTCCTGATACGGCCAGCCGTCGTGGCTGGAGACGTCAATGCCACGCATGGTCCTCCTCCCTCGGCAGGGCGCCCTCCCGGACGCCGCGCGCCGTCTCCTCGTGGTTGCATCGGTTGCAGTGCCATCTGGTCCACTCGCGGCCCGGGTCGGTGACGCCGCAGACCGGCACCATCGGCCCGTCGCAGAGCGGGCACCTGCGCTCGGGCCTCACCCCTCCACCTCGACCTCGGGCAGCCCCGCGACCGACGTGAGCAGCGAGAGCACGGCCGCGAGGGCCGCCGCCCCCGCGACCGCCCCCCACGCCACGTCGGTCACGCCGACCGCGTTCGTGCCGATGAGGGCCACGGCCGCCTGCGCCGCAGTCTTGAGGGCGCGCACGCCCGCCGCCCTCAGCCATCTGACCGCCTTGTCGTCCATGTCATTCCCCTTTTCTCCCTGCGCCCCTGAGGGCGCGTTTTCGGCCTTGTGTCGCCCTGCCCCTAGCCCGGGGAGGGGTCCCGTCCCCCGTCGTCCATCGGGGGCCTCTCGGGCAGCGACAGCACCATCTCCGCCATGGAGTCGATGTAGCCGTCGGCCCCGAGGTCGTGGTACTGACACCATTCCGCGTGCCAGCTGAGCTTCTCCTCCGGAGTCGCCCAATGGAGCTCCCAGATGTGGCGCTGGGCCTTGGTGATGAGGTCCGACCTCATGACGGACGCCAGCGCGAGGTTGACCTGCCTCTGCGACGCCTCAAGCCCCGAGAGCCTCGCCATGACCTCCTCGTGGCGCTCGCCGAGCTTGGAGGCCCCCCACACCACCGCGACTATCAGGCTCCCCACCATGTAGGTGACGACGTCGTCGGCGACCTCCGGGGAGGCCACCGCGCGGTTGAGCGCCGTCGTGGCCATGAGGGTCACGAGGGACGCCGCCAGCGTCACGAGGCGGGTCCTGGCCTCGGGCGTCACCTCCCCTCCAGGAGGCGCTTGAGCGCGTCGGCCTGCCGCCACGACTCGTCGGCCCACTCCTGGACGCTCACCCACGGGGAGGGGGAGTGCTCCAGCGTGAGCTCGCAGTCCCAGCGGGTCTTGAGCCACCCATGGGTGATCCAGGGGTCCTCCTCGATCATCTGGGCGATGGTCAGGCCGGGGATGTAGGTCGACATGTACGACACCGCCTCGCCCGCCCACGCGCACCCGAGGCTGAAGTTTCCGAGCGCCGTGTCAGAGAAGGTACGCACGTGCCTGTCACCCGTCGGGTTCTGCGGCTCGAGGGTCGTGGACATGACCGTCGACGTGTACTCACCCCTTTCGAAGGCGAGGACCGCCACGAGGGTGTGACGCTGGTGTCCCTCGTGGTCGTACGCCACGGACGAGGTCGCGAGGGCGAGCCCGAGGGCGGCCGCCGGGACCCCGCAACCCCACAGCTTGACCCCCCACAGATCGACGGAGTAGTCGCCCGTGAGGCCGGACGATGACTCCCTCGGGCGCAGCACGTGCGCCCCCCTGGCGATCCTGTACTCGCTCTCGGCCGACAGCCTCGCGTCCACGACGGGCATGCTGCGGGATCCCTGGGGACTGGCGAAGTAGACGTGGGTGTGGGTCGCGTGGACGACGGGGTAGCGCATCCCGCCGGTCGCGACCCTCTCCTCGACGTACAGGGGCAGCCTGGAGCGCAGCTCGAACTCGGCCGTCGCCTCCATGCTCTCGAGATAGGGCCCGGACGACGGGTAAAACCCGGTGACGTATGGCCACGAGCGCGACCTCAGCTTGTAGGTCCCGCGCACCCAGTACGGCCACTCGTCCCTGGGGTACACGAGGGCGCCGTCGACGCGCGCCTCGGTGACCCTCCTGCCGTTGACCATGAGGCCGTCGGAGAGGTAGGTGTAGGTCCTGCCGTCAGGCATCGTGATGCTCATGGGCCCCTCCTATGGCTGCTTCTTCTCCGTCGTGAAGGCGATGGTCCCCTTTGTGATCCGCACGCCGTCCAGCGTGTGGGTGACGTCGTCGTGGCTCTGGCCCTGGCTCTTGCCCTGGTTCCTGGCGTCGCGGTCGCGCTCGGCGCCCCTGGCGCGCTCGTCCCTGAGGGCCCTGTCGAAGCCCCTCTGGCGGTCGCGCTGGCGCGCCAGCGCCGAGGCGAGCGTCGCGGCAGGCTCGCCGAGCGTGGCCACGCGGCCCGACTCGTCGAGCTCGTCGGACTCCACGCTCACGACGCGCTGGTCCACGTCCACGCCGACCTCGTCGTCGCGCACGACGAAGGCCTGGCCGAGCTCGCAGGCCACGTGCGGCGCGAGGCGGTATCGGTAGGTCGGGCGCATCGCCGCCTGCCGCGCGAGCCACCTGTCACCCTCCGAGGCGAGGCGCGCCACGATCGCGGCCGCGAGCGAGTCGGAGGCCGCGTGGAAGGCGAGCCTGCCGGCCTCCAGCGCGGCCTCGGCCAGGGCGTCGTGGCGGGCCTTGGCGGCGTCCTTCTGCTCCTGGGTCATGCCGCTCTTGTCGAGGTTGTCCCAGGCGGCCCTGTGGGCATCGGCCTTCTCCTGCGCCTTGGCCCAGGCGTCGTCCATCTCCTTCGTCCACCTGTTGTAGAGGTCCACGCAGTCCACGTCGTGGTCGGAGGCGTCCCAGTTGGCCATGCCGAGGTGGCCGTGGCGGGCGGTCGAGGCCGCGTCCTCGCGGGTGAGCTCGGGCCTCACCGTCTTCTTGTGGTGGGCGTCGGTGTCGTCCGGCCAGTCGTCCCACGAGACGGAGCTTCGGAAGGTGGCCCTGGTGACCACGTCGCCCTCGGAGCGCTCCACCGTGGCGTCCGTGGCGCCGAGGCCCCAGTCGAGCCTGCCGGCGGGCACGGAGGCCGCAAGGCGCGCCACGAGCGACACCGACTGCGCCGTCACCGAGAGGTCCGGGCCGACGGACAGGGACGGCTCCAGCTCGCCGCCCGCCGCCTCGGCAAGCGCCCGGAGGGCCGCCAGGCGCCCCTTGCCGGAGACGTCGAGCCAGCCCACCCTCGCGCCCACCGAGCAGGAGCCCTCCCAGCCGGTGAGCGCCATGATGGCGTGGTAGGCCTCGGAGGCCGGGGCGCCCTCCCACGCCGAGCCCTCCGGCATCGGCTCGGAGAGCCTGACGTCGCTCTGCCAGGACGCCTCGGCGCGCAGCGTCGCCTCGCGCACCTGGCCTGAGGTCCTGACCCTCGCCCCGCCCTTGGCGACGTACTCGCGCCACCTCCCCCGGCCGTCGCGCAGGAGCACCCTCGACTCGGCGCGCACGTCCGGCACGGAGGTCCCCAGCACCCACGAGAGGGTGAGGGACGACTCGCCGCCGAGCTCGTCCGTGACCTTGCACGCGGTGAGGCGCCCGGGCGGCAGCTCGCGAAGCGGCCGCCTCGCGTTGTCGAGGAGGACGACGCGCAGGCCCCGCTCGTCCCACGTCGACATCAGGCCCACCTCCCGAGGTACTCCACGAGCACGCCCCCGGCGCCGCCGGAGACGCCCGTGGCCTCCACCGTGTAGGTGCGGCCCGCCCTGAGGGTCGGCCACGAGGAGTCGCGCCCGAGCGTGGCGGGGACGCCCCCCACCGTGAGCGTCTGGGCGGTGGAGTCGATCACGACCCTGCCCGTGCCGGCGACCCGCGCCTCCTGCGCCGTCCCGCCCTCGTCCACGAGGCGCACGACCGAGGCGGGCGCGGACGCCTCCCACGTGAGCCTGGGGAGCGCCCCGCCCGTCGCGAAGACGGTCATGCCCGTCATGTGCCCCTGGCGGTAAGTGTGCGGCTCCGCGTCGTAGAGCCAGGGGCCGGACGACTTGAAGGTGACGGTGACGACGAGGGCGTCGGGGAGCTCCCTCACCGGGCACTCGCCGTCCACCCTCGCGGGGCACCAATTCCCGTGCTGGTCAGAGCACGCGAGGCGCCGCTCGCCGGGAGCCGAGAGGATGCCCCTGAGGCACGAGAGCCACGTCTGTCCGCCGTCGTCCCCGCTCGGCCCGTGGGACTCCCTGTAGAGGCGCGTGAGCTCCACGACCATCCTGAGCGGGCGGGCGCGCTGCCGGACGAAGAGCTCGCCGTCGGACCCGGGCAGCTCCACCGCGACGGCGGAGCGCTCGGGGATCGGCCGCGACTGCCCGCTCACTATCGTGGTGCCGTCGGGCGACGACGCCCCGCCCGGCCCGGTCAGTACGCGCGACCCGAGGTCCACCCCGCCGAAGGTCACCGTGTGGCTAGCCATGCGCCCCCGCCCTCTCCGCCCGGCCGACCCGGAGCTCCATCTCCTCCATGATGCGGCCGACGTCGGCCGTCTCGCGCACGACCACGCCGCCCATGTTGATCGTCGTGCCGCCGGACCCGGCGGGCATCCTCTCCGCGATCGCGCGCGCGTAGCGGTCAAGGTAGCCCCCGTAGCTCGGCCACACGAGCTCTCCTCCGCGCTCGCCCACCATGGCGAGGGTCGGGGAGGCCACGTAGCCGCCGGTGGCGTAGAACTTGATCTCGGGCAGGCGGAAGTTCGCCGGGTCCAGGCTGAAGCCGCCCTCGACGTGCAGGGTGGGGACGTGGATCTGGGAGAACATGTCCGCGAAAGCCTGCGGTATGGAGGCCAGCCAGTCCCTTATCCTGCCGGGCAGGCCCGACACAGCCTCGCCTATGGCGTCGGCCGCCCTCCTCGCGGGCTCGGTGGCCGCGCCGAAGGCGGCCGCAAAGGCCTGCGGCACCGACGCCAGGGCGCCGGCGACCGCGCCGGGGACGGACCCGACGGCGTCGATCGCGCCGCCCACGAGGGACGACACGGACTCCGCCGCCTGTCCGAGGGCGCCCGCGACCGACTCTGGTATCGAGGCGAGGAGGCCCGCCACGCCCGCGACCGCGCCCGGCACGGTGACGGTGGCGAGCTCCACGACGCCCGAGGCGAAGGCCTGGACGGCCCCCGTGATCGCGTCCCAGGCGCCGAGGACGGAGTCCCTGAAGCCCTCGTTCGTGTTCCAGAGGTACACGAGCCCCGCGACCAGTCCGGCGATCGCGGCTATGGCGATCGTGATCGGGCCGCCCGCCAGCGTCGATATGATGGCGCCGACGCCCTGTATCGACTGGATCATCCCCATCGCCGACACGAGGATGCCGAAGGCCGAGGACAGCGCCGTGACGGCGCCCGTGACGGCGCTCACCGCCTGGAACGCCATGATCGACGTCAGGACGCCCGTCGCGACGGGCCCGATCCACCCGAGGTTGTCCGCGACCCATCCGAGGGCGCCCGCGAGCGCCGAGAGCGCGGCCGTGACGACGGGGCCCGCCGCCCGCGCGAGCCCCGCGAGCGCCTCGGCGACCTGCGTGACCACCGAGACGACCTTGCCCGTGTCGAGCTCCGGCAGCTGGATGCCGACCTTCGAGAGCGTGCGGGAGGCCGTGTCCCAGACCTGCCCGAGGACCTTCGTGAGCAGGGGGACGAGCGTCTGCCCGACCCGCTCCATGACCGCCGGCAGGTTCTCGGCCACGCGGTCGAATATCGTGAGGACCCTTGGCACGGCGTTGTCGGCGAAGGTGCCGATCGCGTTGAGCAGCTGCTGCGTGAGCTGGCCGACGTCCGCGTCGTCCGCCGCTATCCCGACGAGCCAGTTCTCCCACGCGGCCTTGGCTGCGGCCGCCGACCCCTGGATCGTCTTTGCGGCCTCCTCGTGCGTGGTGCCGACGATTCCGAGCTGCTCCTGTATGTCGTGGATGGCCCTGATCTGGTCGGCGAACGAGTCCATCACGAGGTCGCCCGCGCGCCCCTGAGCCCTCTCGTACTCGTTGGCGTCGTCGATGAGGCGCGCCATCTCGTCCTTGGTGCCGCCATACCCAAGCTTAAGGTTGTCTAACCGTTACACCCTCGGTTTCCCGATATTTTGAAAGGGGACTAGACTATATCTTTAGCTAGCGAGAGCACCCAGCCCCTCTTGGCGCCCCTCTTGTATCTCCAACCGTATCTTATCTGCGACTTGCTGCAGCCGAAGAACGTGGCGGCGTCATCGCGCGAGTCGAACGTAACCGTCCGATCGCCGTTCGATGCCACGACCCTCTTCCTACGGTTCTCGATGCGCGAGGAATGACCGAATCCACGGCAGTTCTCGGACGGCGTCACCCACCGGAGGTTCTCGACCCGATTGTCTCCCTTATCGCCGTTGACATGGTCAACCTGCGGCTTGTTGCCCGGGTTCGGGACGAATGCGATCGCGACAAGGCGATGCGCGTACAGTGGCGTGGTCTTGCGTCCGAGCATCACGGTCAGATACCCGCAGCGATGGCGGGACAGCCTCATCACGCGCCCCGTCGTGTCGTTGCGGACGTCTCCGCGATCGCTCACTGAGTAGTTCGGCCTTCCGTCGATCTTGCGCCATGCTGTCATGATGCCTCCTCGTCTATGGATTTGGCGGGCATATGGCTGTCTGGCGCGTCGCTAGCTAGCGGGCACTTCCGACGCCGTGCCGATAGGCGCCGTACTCGGTGACGAGCCGATAGTCGTTACACCTTCCCGATCCCTCGGGCTTGGCACGGGGTTGTCATGCGGCATGGGCCGTTTAGAGTTCCCCCGTTAGCGGGGCATGCGCCCCACACCCCTGGCAAGGTTCACCCGCGCTCACCGCGTAGTCGCCTACGCGGCGGACATTAGCTCTATCGTGTAGTTCTGCTTCGCGAACCCCTGGTAGGCGTGCTGGATCATCTCAACGTCCGTGCCCATCTTGTTCGCGTTGTCGCCCATGTCCACGATCGCCTGGTTGCCGAGCTTGGCCGCCTCGGCCACGTCGCCGCCGAGCGACTGGCGGAGGCTCGCGGCGAAGCTCGTCACCTGCTCCATGTACTTGTTCGCGGACACGCCCGCCGTCTCGTACGCCTCGGCGGCATACTTCTGCACCTGCGGGGCCGCGTCCCCGAACAGCGTCTTCACACCGTCGGCGAGCTGCTCGTAGTCCGAGTAGGCGTCGAACGCGGCCTTCGCGGTCGCGCCTATCGCGGCCTCCATCGCGGCGGCCTGCGCGGCGACGCCCGCCATGGCGGCCCCTATGCCGCCGCCGAGCAGCTGCTCGAAGCCCCGCATCGAGGGGACTATCGAGACGTAGGCGGTGCCGGCCTCAGCGTTGGCCATCGCCACCCCCCTCCCAGAACGCGTCCCACTCGGACGCCGGTATGGCCCCCGAGCCGACGCGCTCCCTGTCGTCATCCACCCCGGGGCGCGGTATGCGCCTCGGCCTGTCGAGCCTCTCCCTGGTCGCGGACTGCGCCACGACGTACTGGAGGTTCCTGAGCTCGTCCACCACGCCGGCGAGCAGCCAGGGGACGGGTTCCTGCCTCGACCACTCCCAGCGGCGCCAGGCCTCGTCGCCCCCGGCGTCCCTCGCGACGAGCGAGGACTCGGGCAGGTGGCGGACGAAGGCCAGAAGCGCCCTCTCCGGCAGGGCGTGGCCCAGGTCGGAGAGGGTGAAGCGCGTCCTGGTCATGAGCTCGTACTCGAGCGCCTCGCCGTGCTCGCGGACTACTCGGGCGAGGCCGAGGGTTCCCCCATGTCGGGCGCCCCGGCCTCCTTGCGGCACTTGCCCCACTCGTCCATGATCGCCGTGAGGGTGATGTCGTTGAGCTCGTCCACCACGGGTCCTAGGTGCGGGCGGAGGAACTCGACGAACCAGTCGAGCGCCGCCTCGCGGTCACTCCCTCGCTCCGTGGCCTTGCCGATCTGCTTCATCTCGGCCTGCGTGAGCGTGTAGGGGACCTTCCTGACCGTGCCGTCGAGCATCACGTCGAACGTCGGCCTTACGGCCCCGCTTTGGATCTCTATCATTTCGTGACCACCCCGTCATCCGTGTATATGTATACGTTCACCTCATGCTCGTCCGGGTAGGTCGTGAGCGTGATGGGCAGCTTGACGGCGTCGTTGGCCACGAACTTCAGCTCGTCCACGCTCGTCACCTGCCCCAGCGGGACGACTATCCGCATGCGGGCCTTCCCGTCCTTCAGGTTCACGACCCACGAGCGCACGGGCGGCAGTTCCGCCATCACGTCGAGCTTGATCCGCTCCCCGTGGGCGGCCGTGGCCTTCTCAACGTGGACGCACCCCTCGCCGAACGCGTGCCCGAGCGACTCCTTGCTCATCTGGCTCTCGGACCAGCTCAGGGTGGCCTTGAACTTCTCCAGGACCTCCCGGATGGTCTTGAGCGACCAGTCCGGGATCTCGGTGGTCGAGCGGTCGATCGCCACCGTCACGCCGTCCTTGTCCACGTAGCCCGAGGACGAGAACTTCCCGTCGAGCTGCGCGGTCGCGCTCTCAGGGAGCGGGGTCCCCACGGGCGCGTCGAGGATCGCGCCCGTGACCATCTGGTCGGGCGCCCCCACGAGGACCTTCGATACGTCGAGGCTCATATTGGCCCCTCCTGTTCCTTGTCGTCAGTCTGTCAGCCTCACGTCTAGCGACACCGTCACCTGCCAGACGAACCACCCGCCCTCCTCGCGCCCGTAGCTGAGGACCTCCGGCGTCCCCATGGCGTTCACGTGCGGGTCGTCCATGGGCATGGTCACCGTCGCTATCGCGAGCATGTTCGCGAGCTCCTCCGCCTCGTCCTCGGAGTCCGCCCAGAGCTGGAACGAGATCTCCGGGGAGTCGTGGGGCCACGCGAGCTCGCCGCCCGTGCGCTCCACGACGCAGAACGCGCCGAACTCGCGCCCGTTCGGCGGCGGGTACGTCACGGTCCGCATGCCGAGCACGCGCCTCGCCCACGCGATCGAGCACTCCATCGAGGAGAACATCAGCGGCCTCCCATCGCCTTCCTGAGCGTGTTGTGCCGGAGGTTCGACCTCGCGGCGTGCATGTCGGCCGTGTAGACGATGGCCCTCACGCGCCTGGCACCCTCCTTGGCCCTGAGACCGTAGGCGGAGGCGTCGTACATCGACGCGGCCCTCGCGCGGATCTCCTCGCCCCTGGCGAGGCAGAGCGCCCTCGCCGCCGGGGACTTGAGCACCATCCGCGGGAAGGCCCTGTCGGGGACGAACCGGACCCTCTCAGCCATCCTGCCTCCCGAGCTCGACGCGCGTGTCCCAGGGACCCCTGACGGTCCCGGGCGGGTAGGGCCTCGGGTCGCCCACGACGTCGAGCCAGTCCCTGCCGTCGAGGCTCACGCGGCCGCCCCTGAGGGAGAGCCCGTGACCCCTGGGCAGGTGCGCCGTGGCCGTGACCGAGGCGCCCTCCGGCCTGTCCGTCCCGAGGTCTGCCGGGGCGCCCGGCGCCCAGAGGCAGCCGGGGACCCTGACGGGCGCCGAGAGCTCCCTCCGGTCGTTGCCGAGGCGGTCCGGGATGGTACGCACGCGCGTCCTCACGAGCAGCGTCACCGTCGGGTACCTCATCCCAGCCTCCCCATGACGTGGCCCGCCCACGACGCGTCGATGCCGAGCAGGCGCCGCTCGAAGGCCGTGAGGAAGAGGTCACCCGATGGGTTGGCGAAGGACACCGACCCGCTGTAGGGGCTCGCCGCCCACGACTCCTGCGTGACGCCCTGCCCGGACTCGCCGGCCTGCATCATGCGGGCCGTCGCCTGGCAGCAGACGAGCCGGAGCACCTCCGGGTCCACCGTGGCGACGTCGCACGACGCGCGGATCGCCGCCGAGACGGCGGAGAGCAGGGCGCGCGCCCTGCCCTCCATGGAGGTGTCGTAGCCCACCCAGAAGTGCGCCAGGTCGCCGGGCGTCGCCAGCGGGTCCATCAGGCGGCCTTGAGCACGGCGAAGCCCTTGGGGTCGAGGACGGCCCATCCGTAGACGAGCTCGACGCGGTAGGCGACGTGCCCGAGATGCTTGAGGTCGCCGTTGCCGTCCGGGTCGCCCATCGTGATGATCTCCATCGAGATGTCGCGCACGAGGCCCCAGCGGATGAGGTTGAAGGCGCCCAGGATCGCGAGGACCTTCGTCGGCACCTTGGCCCTGGCCCCGTTGACCGTGCTGGAGGTCGCGGCGGCGATGCCGTCGAAGTTCCCGACCCTCAGGTTGAGCGGTATCTCGGGGTACAGGCGCTGGCCCGTGGCCTCGACGCGGATCTTCCGGAGGCTGTTCGCGAAGCCCTTGGAGAGGGCGATCCCCGTCACGTCCCAGTCCTCGTTCACCTTCTCGACGAGCGCGTCCACGTCGTCCTGGGGCTTGGCGGTCGCGGTGACGGAGTTGGCCCCGGCCGTGAGGGCCGTCATGCCGGCCGCCACGGTGCCCTTGCTCGGGTCGATCGCGTGGTAGACGCCGTAGTCGAGACCGCGCCCCACGGCCGCCGCCGCCGAGTCGGTCACGGCGTCCACGATCTGGAGCTGGTTGTCCTCGTCGGCCCACCGCACCTCGTCGGACAGTCGGATGGTCACGTGCGCCTTGTGGCGTCCCATGGGCACCGGCTTGAACTTCGCGTCCATGGAGGAGTGCTCGCCGCCCTCGGCGACCCACTCGGCCTCGGGCTCCTCCGTGAACACCATCGTGTCCGCGTCCGCGAAGATGAGGGGCGTCGCCGGGCTGAGCGTCTGGATCGTCGAGGCGTCCCTCGCCTTGCTGACGATGCCCTGCGCCACCTCCTTGGGTAGGGTTATCTTGTCTGTGGTCATTCCTGGCATGTCTGCTCCCGTCCGGTCCCTCCGGGACCCGTCACTGCCCGCCGCCGAACATCAGCCTGGCGAGCTCCCTCTTGGCCGCGTCCTCGTCCGAGGCGCCCCGGCCGTCGAACCTCCCGCTCCCCGGCGCCTGGGGCGCCGTCTTGGGCTTGGCGTACTCGGCGACCGACTTGGCGAAGTCGCGCATCTCGTCCTCGGTCGTGCCGCGCACGAGCGAGGCGGGCACGCCCGTCTCCCTGGAGACCTTCGCCACGAGCTCGTCGCGGGCCCGCTGGTCGCGGAGCCCCCTCGCCTCTGCCTCGGCCTTGTCGGCCCTCTTCGCCGCCTTCTCAAGGTCGGCGACGGCCTTGTCGCGCGCCGCCCTGACCTCGTCGTAGTCCGCGAACGGCTCGCGCGCCTTGCGCTCGGCGCGCTCGATGCGCTCCTTGATCGCGGCGTCGAACGCCTCCTGCGTCTCGATCGGCTCGAATCCCATGTCTTCCTCCGTGTCCCGCCCGCTCGGGCGTCTGCGAGCCGGTCTTGTCCGCTCCCGGCGGCGTTCGCCACGGTCACCGCCCGTGGCCGTGTCATGGGGCGGTTCCGCCCCCGATGTGGTTGGTGTCGTGTCAGCGGGTGCGCAGGACGTCCCTGACGCTCGGCCTGGTCCCGTCCGCGAGCCCCGAGAGGTCGCGCCCGAGGGCCTTCCCCAGGCGCCTGAGGAGCGCCCCGACGGTGTCGTCGTAGCTGCCCTCGCCCCTCTCGTATGCCTCCCAGGCGGAGTCCAGGCCCCGCCGGACCCTCTCGGCCAGGTCTGCGGCGCGCCCGATGCCGGTGCCCTCCGACGAGTCCGACCAGGCGGCCTTGAGTGCCTCGCGCTGCGCGGGCGGGATGTCGTAGCCGTCGACGTCGAGGAGCCTCTCGCGGAGCCTCCGGCACGCGGCCGGGTCGTATCCCTCTATGGACGTGCGGCCCCTGCGGCCGGGCACGACGACGCAGTCGCAGTTCCGGTGCACGCCGTGGCTCCCGCGCGCCGTTACCTCGCTGTGGTAGACGAAGCCGCGCCCGGCGAGCATCAGGCAGAACCCGCACGTCTCGCCCCCGCCCGGGACGCGCGCGTAGCGCACGCCGCCACGGTCGCAGTTGCGCACGGTGTTCTCGTACGCGCTCCGACGGGCGTAGTAGCCCCCGAGCCTAGACGTCGCGCCCTCGAAGGAGCCCCAGTCGGGCTCGTCGGCCGCGATGCGGGACGCGTAGTACCTGACCTTATCCTCCATGGCCCCCGGGTCGATCACCCCGTCGAACATCCGCGACGCGGCGTCGATGCCCTCGGCCTCGCATATCTCGTCGAACAGCCGGGCCGAGAGGGCCTGCGCCGTGTCCCCGAAGACGTCCACGGCGTCCCCGAGTATCCCCACGGCGGCCTCCCGGGCCTCGGCGACTGGCAGGCCCCGGGCCTCGGAGGCGAGCCGGCGCCTGACGTACCTCTCGGCGTCTTTCTGGACCCTCCCGAGCGCGCTACGGTAGCGCTCCTGCGCCGCCCGACCTATCAGCATCCCCGCCTCCCAGCACCGTCGTCGCGCCCTCCCTGGCCTCCGCCTTCCGGCGGTCGCTCCTGAGCTGCGCGACCTGCTCCTCGTCGTAGCCGAGCTTGCGCAGCGCGACGTCGGAGGACGCGAGCCACGGTATGGCCGATATCTGCTTGGACATGGCGTCCGCCATGCTCACCTCCGACGGCGTCGCCGGGCTCGCGAAGTGCACCATCGGGCTCCCCACGGAGGCCATGGCCTCGCCGAAGGGCTGCTGCCTCTCGGAGGCAAGCGCCATGACGCAGACGTCGGCCAGGGAGCGCTTGAGGCCCTCCACGTACGCCTGGATGTCCACGACGGCGTCCTCCTTGCCCATCCATATCGCCTCGGCGCTCGACGGGTTGTCCGACACGATGCCGAGCGAGGAGAGCGGCACGCCGGTGCTGCCACTGAACTGCGCGGCGAGGTCGCGGAGGTACTCCGTGTGGGGCTGCATCGAGAGCTGGGCGAGCTGGCCGAACGTCGGAACCTGCCCCTTTCCGTTCGACGTCGCGGCGAAGATCGACCCGATGAAGGCCGCGAAGGGACTGTCCCTGATCTTCTCGGCGGCCGTCTTGTCGGCGCCCAGGAGGAACTTCTGCGGGGCGGCCGCGAACGCGGCGGCGGCGGTCATGTTCATCATCTCGCGCTGCGCGTCATCCACAAGGCTCATGACCGTGCGGGTGATGCGGGAGCGCCCGAAGGGCCTCTCCAGCGTCGGGTGGTACGCCACCTGGACCATGGGCACGCGCTCCATGCCGTGCGGCATGACCTCGGCCGACCAGGCGCCGCCGTCGGACCTGAGGACGACCATGCGGTCGTCCGTGAGGGCGTAGGCGAGCGTCGGCACGCGCCTCGGCGAGCCGGGGCGCCGCCTCGTCTCGACCACGACCAGGCCCGCGCGGATGCGCTTCCTGGCCGCGTCCCAGAGCGCCGAGGCCGCCGTGGCGGGAAACCCGCTCACGACGGTCCGGGGCTCCCCCAGGCCGGGGTCGCCGGACGTCACGGCGAGGAAGGCGCACGAGTGGCGGAGCGCCGAGGACGCGACCTTGTGCACGAGGTTTCGCATGTCGTTGGCGGCGAGGACCGACGCCAGCGCCTCGGTGTCGCCGTCGTCGGCGCAGGTGACGCCCTCCCACTGCACGCGGCCGGCCCACCAGTCAACGCACTTCGCGGCCCAGTCCACGCGCGGATCGAGCCTCCTGGCGATGGCGGGCGTCACGGAGACGCCGAGGTCCTTCACCCGCACGTGGCCGAGGTAGTAGCGGTCGCGAAGGACGTTCCTCGGCCACCTCCGGTGCCACTCGTCCACGAGCTCCAGGACGAGTGCGGAGTCCCGCGCGGAGAGTCCGGGCGCCGAGGCCATCTGCCGCGATATCAGGGCGCTTGCCATCAGAAGTAGACCTCCATCTCCTCGTCGTCGGTCGTGGCCTGCCTCGCGGCCCACAAGGCCAGCGCCGCAGCCTCGGCGGGCGTCGGGTCGTCGCCGCCGAAGCCCCACCCGCCGCCGGAGCCTATCGGCCTCCTCGTAACGGAGAGCACGCTCGCCGTGAGCCGGTCCTCGGGAGCGTCGTCGGGCCCGTACCACGACAGGTCGCGCTCGCGGACCGAGTTGAGCATCCCGGAGGCGGCCGATATGACGTCTGCCGGCGTCGGGGTGACGAGCTCGCCCTCGAAGTCGGGGTTGAGCTCGATCCTGTCTCGCAGCGCCTGCGCCCCCGACTTCCCGTCGATCGCGATGGGGACGCCTTGGTTTGCCAGAGCGAAGTCCCTGAGCCAGGCGGTCCCGCGATTGGTCCCCCTGCACTCGATCAGCTCGACGTAGGGCACCTCTGCCATGACGCAGGCGCACAGGGCGACCTCCGCGCCGCTCGCGCCGAACTTCACGCCGAACGCGGACGCGGCCCCCGTGGGCGCGTCGGCGGTGGAGCACGCCTCCCACTCGCCCGGGTCGAAGACCCTCTCGGCGGCCTTCTCGACGGGTGCCCACCAGCCGAGGCGCTCGCGCGCGAAGCCCTCTACCGACGCGTTCGCGAACTCCTCGCGCGTGAACTCGATCGACAGGCGCGTCCCCATGGCCGGGTTGGTCTCGTAGACGAGGTCCTCGACGTCATCGAACGTGGAGTCGGGTGCGGGGAGGTCCTTGACGGACCACTCGTGCCACGCGGTGTGCGGCGTCGGGTCAGAGAGGGCCCGCCTGCGGGTCCTGCCGAAGACCTCGCCCGGGCAGTTCGGCCCGGGCGGCGTCCCCATGTAGAGGACGAAGCGATCGGTCTCCGAGGCGCCGAGCGTGAAGAGGAGGGCCTCGACCTGCTCGTCGGTGAGCTCCTGGGCCTCGTCGTAGACGATGTGCGATATCTTCTCGAATCCCCTGGCGGCGCTGCGCGAGCGCGCCGAGTACTCGATCGAGGCACCCTCGACCTCGCCTATGTGGTCGGGGTGCCAGAGGTAGATTCCCTCCTCGCCGTTCGTGAAGCGTATCTGCCTCACGAGGGCGAGTATCTCCGGGTGGCGCTTGTCCGTGAAGACCTTGACCAGGCGCCGAAACACCTTCTTGCACGTCTTGACCCGGTGCGCGGTGTGCAGTATGTTGGCCGCCGGGTCCGTCACGAGCAGGTAGAACTCGAGCGCCTCGACGGCGCCGTTCTTGCCGTTCTGCCTCGGGCAGGCGAGGCCTGCGGTGAGGACGAGCAGCCTGCCGTCGGCGTTGCGCGAGAGCCACGTGTCGATGAGGCGGTCCTGCCACTCGTCGAGCTCGAACCAGTACGCGCGGCAGAGCTCCGACGCGTCGGGGCCCTCGCTGTAGGCGGCGCCGGGCGGCGCGACGGCCAGGCGCGGGACCTGGCTGCCGGTGCGCCTAGCCGGTCCTGCGCTCGCGCCTCCTGCCCTGTATGACGTGGAGAGTGCTCTCGCCACCACCTGACGCCCCTTCCATGCTTGCACCAGAGGGCGCCGTGCGGTCGAACGCGAGTCCCATCTGCGTCTCGCGTGCCCTTAGTTCGCCCAGCCTCGACAGGTCGCCGTCGTACCAGACGGCCATGTGCACGAGGGCCGTGTCGAACAGGTACTGCCATGCGCGCGCGTCCCACGGGTCGGTGACGGGCGAGTCTCGCCAGGCCCTGAACCACCTCTTGGTCTCGGCGCACCAAGGCTGTCCCTCGACCTTCGGAAGGCTCGGCTTGCGGGCCATCTCCCGTCACCCCCCTTCTCTCTCACGTCAGGATCGACCGGCTAGGACCCCGACCTGCTGCCACCGCCGGCAGACCGGCCGTTGAATCGGCCACGGACTCGCGAGGCGAAGTTTCGCACGGCGTTGCGGATGCGGTTGATCATGCCATCACCTCCCCTCCATATGAGAAGACCGCCCTGTCGGACGGTCCGGTGACTCGAGTGCTCTGCTCTGGGTGACGCTAGCGCACGGACCTCATCCATGCGCACCCGTCCACGTAGAGACGGCCGAACCTCATGAGACGGCGGGTACGCAAGAAGTTGTCGAACTCATCATGGCTGCGAAACCACACGCAGACGTAGTCGTCCGTGTCGGTGAACGTACGCCCGCCGGGACTTGCGGACTCGATGTGAGAGAGCATGCAGTCTGCCTCGGCGAGGCTGTCAGCCTCCAGGTCGTCTGTCTGCGCGAGTGTCATGAGGGGCGAGCGCGCGAGGCGGCCGAACCGAGGTTCGGCGGGGCGTTGGGCCCTGCGGCCGTCACATGAGGGCGCGAAGGCAGCCTCCACGATGTCGCCGGAGACGATCTTCCCGTCGCCGACGAGTTCGCGCCACTTGTCATGTCCACGCCGGTCGCCGAAGCACACACACATGACGGAGTTCCCGTCGGTGGCGACAGCCCGTCTCCTCGCCTCGGCGCGGTTCCTCCTAGCGTAGTCGCTCTCACCAGCCTTGGCATCGACCCTGTTGATGGCAGACTTGGAGAGCGCCTCGCCCCGCACGAGCTCAACATCAACCAGCGGAAACCAGCGCCTGAGGTAGGCGTAGTCATCAGGAAGCTCGCGGGACATGGGCTCTACGAACCTGAAGTCTATCCCGTCGAAGGACCTTCCCCAGATTCCGTAGTCGATCGGGAGGTCGATGCCATGGCTGTCGAGCAGGTCCATGAGTTCGGCCTTGAGCATGTCGGCTATGGGCGACACCTTGCGCGTGGTGCGCTTCATTACGCCGTTTTTTACGAAGCTTGCGCGCCGGACGATGCTGTCCGCCGCGCGTACGCCGTCGGCGACCCACGTATCCTCGGGAAGCCCCAAGTCCTCCTTGATCGCGGACCACGTGTCGACATAGCTCGGCACGATGATGTCGAGCTCGGCGATCCGCCGGAGTCTCGCCGGCGGCTGATCGACCCCATTGGCGACCAGCCTGAAGAAGCTGGGGTGAGGGTAGCGGTGGATCTTGGAGCCGAACGCCCTCTCGTAGTCTCTGAGCTCCTCCTCGACGAAGGCGAGCTGCGGCAGGTACCAGAGGTACACCGGCACGACCTCGACGCCGGCGTCCCTGAGGGCGCACCAGGCGCCCAGCGAGTCCTTGCCGCAGCTGAATGCGAGCAGCACCGGCCTTCCCTCGTCCTTGAGCTTGGTGATCACCTCAGCTCCTGTCGGCTGCCCCTTGATCTGCGTCGGCATCGTCGCCCCCGATCTCGATCTCCTCGCCATGGCCCCTGAGGACAAGGCGGTAGCCCATGTGCCGCGCCATCTCGGCCAAGGTGTCGGCCCTTGGGGTCGATCCCCTGGAGATGGTCGAGCTGACAAAGGTCCTGACCTTGCCCATGCGGCGGGAGAGCTCCGACTTGGGCATGCCGGACGCCCTCAGCATCCGCGATATGGCATCTGGTGTCCTCATGCCACTCATTGTAGCACTACTGCACAACAGTTGTTGTGTTGATATTGCAGCCCTTCTGTTGTCCGGCAGGCGAGGCGGGAGGGGCTTTTCATGCGTAGGTCCTCGCCCATTGTCCCTCGGGGGTATATAGGCACTATGCCGCCGGGCTAGCCATCGGGTACCCCGGGGGGGCATACCCCCCATGCCCTCGACGAGACGATCGGGCGCGCCTTGCCGCGCGGCCGCGCGCCCTCGCCGCGCAGGAACTCGCGGGTTGTGAGCGCGCCCTTGCGCTGGTTGCAGCGACGATGCACCGCCTGAAGATTGCCCCAGTCGAGGGCGCAGGCCCTCGCCGACGGATAGCCGAACTCGCGCCACCGCGAGACGGGGCGGTCCTCGTCCATCTCGAAGCACATCGGGTGTCCTGACGGAAGGTCGTAGTCTATCGGCCTGCCGCATATCGCGCACGGAAGGCCGAGCGCCCTGAGCCTCGCTTTGAGCTTGCGGCGCGCCGAGCCATTGGATATGCGGGGGTTGCTCGCCACGGGGGCCTCCTTCCGCAGGCGTCAGGCCCGGTGCCTCGCCGCCCTGGTGTCGAGCGGGCTCACGCGGTTGGCCACGCACTCGGCGACGCCGCCGTAGCGAGCCTCGGCCACGGCCAGGGCGTCCGCGTCGACGCCCAGGGCCATGAGCGCCGCGCGCATGGCGTAGGCCACGCGGGTCGAGTGGCGGGCCGCCACGAGGGCGATCTCCCGGAGCGTCATGTCGCATCGCCTCCATACGAGTCGGGGGCCCGTCCCTGAGGCCCCCGCGAAGATCCCACGATACCCTTGTACCACGTCTTTCCCGGCACGAGGCGGCACGACCCGGCACGAGGCGGCAAATTCCCTAGCCCTCGGCGAGCCCGAGGCCTCGTATGACCCTGCCGACGCCGTAGGCGTCCACCGCGTCGCAGGCCACCGAGACGGCGTCGCGGCACCACCGCTCGCTCATGCCGCAGGCATCGGCGACCTCGGCCCGGGTCGCGGCGGCGCAGTAGCGCCACCACAGGCAGTCGGCGTAGGCCGAGCCCAAAAGCGAGCAGACGCCGCCCGAGCCCGTCTGGTCGGATCCGTAGATGACGTCGCAGGCCTCGTCGATGATGGCGTAGTCGGCCTCGACGCGCGAGCGCATGCGGGCCTCGTAGTCCATCCTCTCGTCGGTCGCGGCCATGGGGTCGGCGACGCGCCCCGGCGACGTGCCGGGGCGGTAGGACTGCGCGCGCGGCCCCTCCCTGGAGGCCATGCGCGCCAGGGCCCGCCTCGCGCGCTCGGCCTCGATCGCCGAGCGCCTCGCCGCCTCCATGAGGTCCCTCGCCCGTGCCCACTCGCTCATGAGCCGATCGCCCGGTCGGTTCGAGCAGGTTCGAGCAGGTTCGAGTGGGCATGAGGCGTCCCGAACAACATCGTCGCCTCGACCCCGGCCATCTCCTCGCACTCGCGCATCCGTCTCCCAATCCACCTCATCACGTTCACGCACATGCTGTTTCCTATCGCCCGGTACCGATGCGTGTCGGGACACTCCTCGGCGGGCTTTCCCCTCCATGGGACGCGAGTCCAGTCATCCGGCAGCCCTGGAGCCTCTCGCACTCGACGGGGGTGAGCCACCTGGGCGGCTCAAGTGCGACCAGGGGGTGATGCCCGGCGAGCACGGTGGGGGAGACGTCGAGCGCCGACTCAGCACCGCGATGCTCTCCCGCACGGCACCAGATTCCCTGGGCCTGCTTGCCGCCCCTCTGCGAGTTGATCGCCCCCACCGTGCGCCCGTCCCCGCCGTCGAGCCTCAGCTCGCCCCGCTGGTTGGCGGCGAAGGCGACGACCTCGACGCCGTCTCCAGAGCCTCCTCCAGTCCCTCTGGAATCTGCCTCCCCGACTCCCTCGCCCTTCGCAGGATTCCCTTGCATGCACGAGGGCTCAAGTAGTACCTTTGCGGGACTCTCTGGGTCTCCAAGACGTCCGACAAGGTAGACGCGGCGACGTCTTTGGGGCACTCCGAAGTACTGCGCGTCCAGCACCCTCCAAGCCAGGCCGTACCCGAGTTTGGCCAGGGCAGAGAGCAGGCGTCTGAAGTCCTCGCCGCGCGCGCACGAGAGCACCCCGGGCACGTTCTCCCAAACAAGCCATCGAGGACGTACTCCGCGAACGCAGCGTACGTACTCCCACATGAGGCCGGATTCCCCTCCGAGTCCCTCGCGCCTCCCCGCGACGGAGAAGGACTGGCAGGGGCTGCCACCGACGACGACGTCCGCGACTCCACGAAGCTCACGCCACGCCACCTCCCTCACATCCCCGAAGTTCGGCACGCCGGGAAGTCTGTGCATCAGGACGGATGCCGGGAAGGCGGCCGACTCGCAGAATGCGACCGGCTCCCACCCGAGCGGCATCCAGGCAACGCTCGCGGCCTCTATCCCGCTGAATACGCTCACGTACCTCACGACTCACTTCCTTTCGCCCCCCAGCTCGCCCAGCTCCGCGCAGGGGATGCCGATCGCCTCGGCGACGGCGCGCTCAAGCCTCGCGCCCGCGCTGTCCTCCCAGCCGGGCAGCGAGACCAGAAGGTCGTACTCGGTGGAGCGATCCATCAAGAGCGCCGTCAGCTCCGCCAGGCACACGCGCATCGCCTCCTCGCGGGTGAGGTAGGCAGCTATGCGCTCCATCGGGTTGAAGACGTATCCGGCACCAACGCCGATGCACGTCATCTCGGCGTCCAGGAACCTCTGACACGCGTCTTCCCTCGCCAGGCCCGTGACCGGGCCCGAGAGGAAGACGAGCTTGCCCTCAAGGCCACTCATCTCGCACCCCCTCCAATCTTCCGCAGGCGGCGGGCGATGGACCGAAGCGGCTTGTAGGGCTCGTCCGGGTCCTGCTCGGAGTCCACCCAGCGGTCTATCTCGTCGGCCAGTGACGCGCACGTGTCGAGGCGGTGGCGGAAGTGACGCGCGAGGTCCGTCACGTTTGAGTCGCACTCGAAGCCGATGGTCACCATCACGGCCCCCTCCTGGTACTCGATGTGGGTCACTTCCCCGACCTCGGTCCCGCCGCGCGTGGTCTCGAGCATGTCGCCCGGGAGTATCGGCGCGCCGTCGGCGTCCCTGGGCGCCCGCAGGAGCCCGTGGGCGGCCAGCTCCTCGCCACTCCTCTCGACGTACCAGTCGTCGGCGGAGTGGAATCCCTCGTCAAAGCCCCTCTTGTACTCCTCGCTCTCGTCAGGCAGCTCGCAGAGCTCGCGGATGCGGGCGAGCGCGTGGCGCCCATCCGTGCACCACATCGACACCCTCTCGCTCTCGACCCCGAGGACATGGAGCAGGCCTCTCAGCACGTCGCGCCAGTTGCTGCCCATGTCGAACGTAACCTCGTCTGCCCTCGCCGCGATGGCGCGGCGCTCATCTCTCGTCATCATCGCTCGGTCCCCTCTTCCGTCGCTCCCGCTTGTGCCCATAGCGTCCTCCTGTTCCATGCGGCCATTGCCTTGGGGCATGCCCTGTCCCTGCCCGCCCAGTCCGCTCCTCCCTCATCTCCCTCGCCTCCGTATGTGGCGGGTCTCCCGCAATTCGGACAGGAGGCGGGGCCTCTCTTTGGCTTCTTGTGCGGGAGAATGCCTGGGTGCCTCTCTTCCATCCACTCCATGTACTCGCTCGTGGTGTATCCGAGGTCCTGGGCGTGCTGCGGGTCCTCCGCGCATAGCTCCTGCACGTATGGCGTGCAGTCGCGGCACTCGTGCCACGAGTAGCAGTCGCCCCCGTCCGTGACGAAGCTGTAGCGGTAGGGCTCCCCAGGCTCGATCCGGCGAAGGCACCAGTCGCAGACGTGGGCCTTGCGGGACCCCCTCACCTCGCGCACGCGAAGCTCAGTCATCGTTCATCCACCACCCCGTACTCGGCGCGGCGGCAGTCCGTCCCGGTGAAGCGCGCGCCGCATCGCCTGCAGTAGGCGTCGTAGGGGTCAATCAGCCAGTTGCACGCGCCGCAGTTGCAGCGCCATGCGCCGGTGCCGTAGCTCACGAGCTTGCGGCGCGCGGTCCTGCCCATGTCCGTGGCATCCGTAGCGCTGACGCGCGGCCTCTCGGTCACAGGCCACCACCCCTCCCGACGGGGTGGTCGACCTCCGAGTGCCCGCTGTTGGCCACCATGGCCCGCATCATGCACATGAGGATCTCGGATGCCGGCCGCGCCCTCGTGACCCAGTCGTTGCGGTATCCGCTCTTGACCTCCCTGAAGGTCGCCCAGCCGTTGCGCCCTATGCCATAGACCAGCGGGTTGGCGTGCGTCGTGGCCTCCACGAGCCCCCGGTCGTAGCCGGTGTCGGAGGCGCCTTGGTGCGTGCGGGCGAGCAGGTACGGCCGCAGGACCTCCACGGGCATGACCACCCAGTTCACGTCGCCGAAGAAGTTGAGCCCGTGCCCGCTCCTGAGGTCGTCCATGCAGCTCTTGACCTCGTAGAAGGTGAACGTGCCGCGCTCCACGTGGGCGGCGTCCGTGTACGAGTGCGATCCGTAGGGCTCGAACTGGACGAAGTCAACGCGCACACGCGGCTCGTGCGCCATGTCGTTGTAGAACTCGACCTCATGCGCCCAGTAGGCGTAGGCGTTGCGCCGCTCCAGCCGGCACCTCACGAGCTCCCGCGACAGCAGAGCGGTGATCTCCTTGCGTCCCATGCCCCCGCACGCGGGCCTCAGCCCACAGGCTTTGTAGGCCTCCTCGTCACTCATCCCGGACCTCCTCGTAGGTCGCCTCGAACACGTCTGGCTTGCACGGGTACAGCTCGCCCTTGACGCCACGGGTGATGTAGTCGCCGAGGCTGGCGTCCATCTCACCCTCTGGCGTCCTGATGGAGCACTCGACTGGATAGTCAGGGTTCTTCCTCTGGTACGCCCTCCCGTCCTCCATGGCGTCGGCGAACCACGTCGGGTAGTCGTGCCTCCTCATCGTGCCGAGCCCGAGCCTGAACGCCTCGATGACCACGGGTCTCTTGCGGTACCTAGGCATCCTCCCCACCCCCGCCAACGAAGCGACGCCCGCAGGAGGGGCAGAACTCCCATCCGTACCCCTCGTCCAGGTCCTCGCCGCACTCGGAGCACACCTGCGTCTCGTCCTCCACGACCCTGTGGCACGTCGGGTCTATCAGGTCGACGAGCCGTCCGTAGAGCCGCGCCGGCTCGTCCTGCCTGAGTCTCGTGGCGTCAAGCAGTCCGGACAGCATCGCCAGGGCCCTGAGCGGGGAGCCTCCCTTCCCGCCCACGGCCGGGTGCACGGGGTACTCCCGCAGCCTCCTTGCCACCTCGCGCCTCTCGTCACTCATCTTCCCTCCTCGTACATCCAGCCCAGGAGGCGATAGATACCCTCCCGGATTTGCTCGCTCGTGTATCTCGTCCTCTTGGAGAGTGAGTCGGCTATGCGCTCGACGTGCCAGGCCACGTTGCCGTGCTCGTCCTCCCAGGGGACGTATAGGCTCTCCCTCATCGGTTCTCCTTCATCGCCTCGGCCATCTCGGCGCACTCCTGCGCCTCCATGCGGACGACCTCCCTGTAGCACGAGAAGTCGCTCGGGATGTCGGCGCTCTCGCAGTCGCACCAGTCCCAGAAGCCCTCAAGGAAGGGCTCGCAGTCCTGGCACGCGTAGCGCGAGAAGGGGTCGCCCTCGTATATCCCGTGCTCCAGCAGCGCCTCCTCGCCGGCCGCGATCGGCTCGCCGCAGTAGGCGCACCGGTGGGGCTTGCGGCACCTGACCCTCCTGACCTCGTACACGTCACATCCCATCGCCATCTCCCTCCCTGAGGCTCGCGTATTCCATGTGCGCCCATATGCACCTGCCGTGGGGCAGGCGGTCGGCCTCCTCCTCGGCCTCGGCCTCCGCCATGCCGTCCTCGACGAGGGCGTCCACCACGTCGTCCCTGTCGTCGTAGACCCGCGTGTCATACGACCACCACCTGCCGAGGCGTGCGCCCGCGAGCTCCAGGACGTACCAGTCGAGGTCCTCGCCGGTGGCGTCGCCGCCCATCTTGAGGACGGGCAGCCCCGGGTTATCCGCCATCAGCCTGGCGAGCTCCTCCTGCGGCGTCACCGGTACCGCCTCCTCTCCTCGTTGGCCAGCCTGACGGCCTCCATCGCGCGGTCGAGCTCAGCCTGCGTGGCGCCGAGCGCCGCCGCGAGGTTGAGCGTCGCCTGGATGACGTCGCAGCACTCCACGAGGGCGTGCCGCCGCCTCTGCTCCTCACCCAGGGGCCCGCCCCACGACCGGGCCTCTTCGCAGGCCTCCGACGCCTCCTCCAGCACCTTGGTCGCCTTCCCCTTGAGGTCGCCGATGTCGAACGTGTCGGCGTGGACCCAGTACCTCATCCCTCGACCCCCGTTCCCCTCAACGCCTTGTGCAGGTCCCTGGCCATGCCCCTCAGGTCCCCCGCCGCGACGCGGACCCCCTCCCAGGCGTGGGCGCAGTCGGCGAGCTCCTCCAGCTGGCGCGCCACGTCCGCCACGGGCCCCAGCCTCTCCCTGATCGCGTGCAGGAGCCTCTTGCGCTCGTACGCATCCGCAATCTCGCGGGGGAGGTCGAGGTCATCCTCCATGCGGTAGGCGACCTTCCCCTCGTGCGTGTCATCCCTGACCATCGCCTGCGTCCTCCTCATGGCCTTCTGGGCCAGGATCGCCCTTACCCACGTGCCCTCCTCCGTGACGCTGCTCGCGAGGCTGATGACCTCCGGGTCGATTCCGGCGTGCGCCTTGCCCGCCTCCGTCACCATCTCGGCCTCGTCTTCCCTCTGTCCGTCTCTCGTCATGTCACTCCCACCTTCTGTCACGTCCCGTGACCTCGATGGCCTCGCAGGCGCCGGCCAACCTCGACGCCGTGCGCTTGCCGGGCATCCCGCCCCAGAGCGAGGCGAGCTGCCCTATCCGGTAGTTGCTGGTCACGATGGTCGGCAGGCCCGCCATCGTGCGGGCGTCTATCAGCTCCGCCAGGGTCTCGACGGCCCAGTCGCTCGGCCTCTCGACGCCGAGGTCGTCCAGGGCGAGCAGCCTGATCGTGCGGGCGCCCTCCAAGGCGCCTCGGATGCCGCCGTCATAGCCGGCCTTGACGTCGTCGAGGAGGCGCTTGGACGAGACGATCCTGGCGGCTACGGGGCGCAGCGGGTCCTGAGACTCCATCGCCATCCTCACGGCGCATGAGGCCGCCCAGGTCTTGCCCGTGCCCGGCTCGCCCCAGAGGTACGCGCCGCGACCTCCCTCGGCCATGGACCACACGCGCCGGCCGAGGTCGCTCTCCGCGTGCCGGTAGGCCCCCGTGAGCCCGGCCTTCCTCGCCTTCGACTCCATGATCGCCTCGATGATGGCCCTGACCTCGGGGTCATCCCTCGAGACGACGCTAGAGCATGGCGTACTTCGCATCCACCTCACCACCCGTCACCATCTGCCCTGATCTGGGCCTCTCCCTGTTCGACCAGTTGCGGGCCGCAGCCCTCCAGTCGCGCATCCGGTTGCCGTTGCTCAGGCGCCAGCCCTGGGCCTCGAAGTAGTCAACGAAGCGGGCGGCGTCAACCCGAAGCGGGGGCTCGTGCGCCCTGCAGTAGGCCTCCACCTCCTCGGCGGAGGGGGCGGTGAACGCGCGTCGTTCGCGCGTCCCCTCCCTTCTCTTTGGTTTGGTATGGTTTGGTATGGTTTGGTATGGTATGGCTTCGGCTTCCTCCGAACCCCCCTTCGCCCCCTCGTCGTAGGGGGCTTCGGCTTCCTCCGAACCCCCCTTCGCCCCCTCGTCGTAGGGGGCTTCGGCT